GTTCCGGAGTAAGCAAAGCCATCTATTTGGCTAATAAAAAACAATTAGAAATTCAATTTTAAGAAGATATGAACATGAAAAAGAAAAAAGTTACAATGCTAGCGATTGAACATTCAAAAAAGGTGTGTGATCCACAGCCAGAATCAATAGACCGGATGGATGTCAGAAGGTTGGTTATGGATGCTTATAGGATCGGTTATAATAAGGCTCATTCCGAGCATGTAAAGTGTATGAGCGATATTGTAAATATGAACTTGTCTGATATAGATTTTCCCGTGTTTACTCATACCAAAGAATTTAGAAATCACTTCGACTTCATAATGATGAAAATTAAGGAACACTTTAACGGAGAAAGATCCGCTATTGTCGATAAAAATACTTGATGAGCCAATCAAATCGAGGAATAAGTAAACTATAATATGTCATGAAGTTAGGCAAGCAAACGATAGTGTTCTTGGCCGTAAACAAGAATGGTGACGAGGTTATCCTTGATAACTTCCCCGTGCGGCAAGGAGAGGTATGGACGGACGAGAGATCGGCGCATGACGAGGAATATTTTTCCGTCGAGGATCACAACTCGGCGATCGTACTTCCAAAAGGCAGTATTTATAAATTAACAAATAAATACTTAACGTGGGAAGACGATCCCATATCTCTTAAATCCGTCATTGAGATAGACTCATTATAACAGGCACATCAAATGCCAAGCAAGTATAAATGTTAAACGATTAAATATAAAACCATGTATATCGAGATTTACAATAAAAAGAATCAGTTCGCCAAAATAGGCAGAAAATTATTCAAAAAGATGAATTTCAAGAAGGGGCATCCCGCTTTTATCCAAATTGTTAAGCTAAAGGGAAGCGACAAGTTCGCCATAATAAAAAGGACCTCATCTGAGACATTCAAGACACAATGTAACATGGTCGAACGCACAGGGGAAAGAGACACCCCCGGAAAATTTTTTTTCACGATTCCTTCACTTGAGTACTTCATCGCTATTACCGGTATAAATATTCATGGTTCTAGGATATTAAAAGTAAGAGAGAAAGAAACAAATGGAATTAAATATTTCGAGATATGCGAATAATAACAAGATTGGTAAAGCCTCACATAAGGTTTCATAAGAGCGGGCTAATTGAGATATTAAGCCCAGCCGCAAAAATAATAGGTTTGTGCAACTACGATTCCATATCATTCGTCATAGATGATAACGGGAACCTTTATATCCAAAAAGATCCTGATGGTATACGTCCATTCTCTGTCAAAGGGAACCACTATCGTTTCCATTGCTCAAACGTGACCAATAATGTCTATAGGCTTCCCGATATAAAAGGGAAAGACTTGTTCAAGCCTTCTTTGTCTTTCAGGCTTGGAGCAACGGAGAATGAGAGGACTCCAATTATAACAAGACGGATCATCGAGCCAGATCAATAACCTTGTTATCAAACAAGTTTTATCGCTGGATTTATGATATCCGGCGATAATTTTACCTCAAAAAACATGGAAGAGAGCAATATCAGATTAACAGGCTTATCCGCCAATACATCGAACCTTGATTGTAACGATGGAGACTTGGATATATCCTTAAACTTGATATCCGAGAACGGAAGCATGAGAGCGGTGACATTCCCAGAACCATTCCTAACTCTAAATACAGATGAGAACTTGCTATTTGTCCATAATACATCTTCCAGAAAAATATTTATCTGCTCAAAAAGCGATCATCTGATAGGGTTTGAGCTGTCTGACGCCTCTGAAAGGGAAGAAGTCCCCATTGATTACACGCTTCAAGGCGAAGAAAGATGGGAAAAGATCACCAGCATAGGGAATACATTGATCATCCTTACGGACAAGAGAATGTCATATATCTTGTTAAAAGACGATGGATATCAATACCTTGGCGAGAATCCTCCCTTCCTGTCAATATCATTTGGATTAAGAGGGAATGTCGCTAGATCTGATTTATTCTCTATTGAGTTACCGGATAAAATAGCTGTCATCGATGTCTTAAACAATTTAACCGATAACAATAAAAGAGCTATAACTGATACGGTAATGGCTAGAGCCATAGAATTTATCAACAACAAATCAAGGAGCAATAGCTCGTTTATATTCCCCTTCTTTGTACGATACGCATATAGGT